CTCTATAGACTCCAACAATGGGACATCCCGGTAAAGAATTAGCCATTTGAATAGCAGTATTCTTATCAATATAAGATCCATTTCTATTCTTCCCTATATACATAACTTTAATCACACATTCTGAAATAAGTGGATTAAACGGCTTAATATCAATAAATTCCGGCTGATCAATTGTTGCAACTGATCTGTTATCATTCATATATATCTCCTAACCTCCTTTACTGCTCTGCTTCAATATTCTGAACCGTCTTCTCAGATTTTTCCTCTATTGATAATTCTGGTCTTCCACCTTTATCATCTACAGTAACAGTCTTAGAGGTTTTAGCAGAATCTTCCTCGTTATCTTTATCAGAACTACTCATAGTAGAGGACATTTGAGGAGCAATAAATACCTCTCCCAGCTTTAACATTTGATTTTCAAAAATAGCATCTGCAATAACAACAGTCTGCGGCATACCAAGAGCAACTTGAGGAAGAAGCTTAGAAAACCCAAGCATCGTTTGCTCTTTATAAAGATTAGAAAGGTCTTTATAATTATAAATAGTTGTCGGCAGCATATTTACTCGATATATGAGACGTTTTCTAATCTGCTTATTCAGTGGAGCAATAAGATTCTCAGCATATGCCTCAAACTGATATAACAAATCAGATATACTAGCTTCATCATTTGCAACCGATTTCTCTAGAGCGACACTGCCTTCGCTATTAAATAAAGCCTGAGAAGTACCAGACTCATTATAGACAGTTCGTTCTACCTTATCAAGCTGATCTACAGAACTAACATTGCTCTTATCGGACATATCCAATACATCTACATCAGCAAGAGTGGTTAATACGTCTACTCCAACAGCATCGCCAAGCATTCCTACCGCACTTCTATGGAATGCATTCATTTCATCTATATCAAAAACCAAATCAAAGTTTTTATCTAAAGGAAACTTTTGTACGATAATCCGCAAAATCTGTTGTAGCATCTTTTTCTTATCG